CCCCGATCTCACAAAACTTGTACAAAGATTTGGTAGATGGCATCACCATGTAAATTATGGTCCATTTAAGAATGTTCCTCTGGTTAAAGATCCAAACGCTGTGATTGTTGATGAAGATATTTACAAAATGAAACTTGTTCCTGTCAATAAAACAGAAACAACCAATACTGTTTTAAGTGAAGAGGAAACAATTGCTGACGCTAATGAGCCTTTTACTATTGCATATCAAAATAATCTAAAAAAGATTCACGAACTACCTGACCCTGTTTATCCAATTTATGTACCATCCAGAGGAAGATCTACAACAATTCTTACAACAAAAGCATTAGATCAGGCTGGATTGAAATATCAAGTTGTGGTTGAACCACAAGACAAAGATGCTTATTTGAAATGTTTTAATGAAACAAACATCTTAGTTATGCCTGAAAACAACAAAGGTATTGCCTATGTCAGAAACTTTTGTAAAGATCACGCCAAAGCAAATGGTTACGAGTATCATTGGCAGATGGATGACAATATTCAATCTTTTGCTATCAGGCAGGGTGGATCAAATAATAAATGTGAAGCCTCTGATGCAATTAAGTTAATTGAATCAACTGTTAATCAGTTCGTGGGGATCGGTGCGGCAGGAATGAAACATCAAGTTTTTGCTTGGTCAGAAAAAAATGATATTGGTTACAACCGACAGGTTTACACTTCAATGTTGTTATCAACAAAACCTGATTCAAGTTTCAGGGATGGTTTAATTGAAGACGCTGACTACAATTTACAAATCCTTTTTGACGGCTATTCTGTTGTGTTGTTTAATAGAGTTGTGATGAATAAAATAACCTCAATGAAAATGCAAGGTGGCAATACTGAAATCTCTCACGCAAATGGTGGTAGAGAAAAAAGAGCAATTGCAACACAAGCACAATGGCCTGATGTTTTTAAGTTAAAAGAAAGCAAAGATGGTCCACGATTGGCACCTAGTCGTATTTGGTCATCTTTTCTTCAACGACCAGTTCCAAAGGCAAACTAATGGGACAACGTGGACGACCACCAAAACCAATAGAAGTGAAAAGAATGTTAGGAAATCCAGGAAAGAGACCTTTGCCTGAAACCAGCAACATTGTTTTACTCCCTGCTGTAAATGAGATCCCTGAACCTAATCGAAAACTATTTGAGTTTGGTCGTGAACTTTGGGATCGCGTTTGGACAATGGGACACACTTGGTTATCCTATTCAACTGATTTAGATCTTTTGTTAATTGTTTGCGAGCAGTTAGATGAACGCGCCAAACTCAGAACAAAGGTTTGGAATGACGGAAGATTAGATGAACGCAAAGCATTAAGATCTTTAGAAAAACAAATTGTTGAAAATCTATCCTTGCTTGGATTTACCCCAACAGATAGATCAAGACTTGGTATTGCTGAAGTGAAAAAGTTATCCAAACTTGAGGCTCTGCGTGAAAAATACAAAGACTAAATCATTTGATCCTGCGTGGCTAACACCTGTTTCAGCACAAGACTTAAAACACACTAAAGGAATACAGGTTGCTGATTTCATTAACACTTTTTGTGTCCAAACAAAAGATACTGTTGCTGGTCGCGCAGGTGAAAGAATTGTTTTAAGGGAATGGCAAATTGAATTATTAAAACACATATTTGCTGTTGAAAACAACAAATTAAAACACAGATCAGCCCTTGTGGGCATGGCTAGAAAAAATGGAAAATCGGCTTTGTCATCTGGGATTGCACTTTGGGGTTTGTTTCTAGGTGAAAATGGTGGTGAAGTTTATTCTTGTGCCGCAGATAAAGATCAAGCAAAAATTGTTTTTAATGACGCAAAGAAAATGATTGAAGCAGAACCCGATCTGATGGGACAGGTTAATCTTTACAGGGATGTAATTGAAGTACCAGCAACAGGTTCAATTTATCGCGCCTTGTCCTCTGAAGCATTTACAAAAGAGGGTTTGTCACCATCTCTTGTTATTTATGATGAACTACATGCCGCACCAAATCGTGAACTTTATGATGTTATGCAACTTGGTATGGCCGCAAGAAGATCTCCTTTGCTTTTAGCAATTACAACTGCTGGAGTGAAATCAGATAACACAGGTCAGGATTCAATCGCATATAACTTGTATCAGTATGGACAAAAGGTTGCGCGTGGGGAAGTTGTTGATCCAACATTTTTTATGTCTTGGTGGGAAGCAAACGCTGAAGCAGATCATCATTTACAAAGCACTTGGGAATTAGCAAATCCAGGTTTTGGTGACATTAATGACCCAGAAGATTTTGTTTCAATGGTTAAGAAAACACCTGAGTCTGAATTTAGAACAAAGCGTTGTAATCAATGGGTGTCGTCTCAAACTGCTTGGTTGCCTAATGGTAGTTGGGAAAAACTGGTTGGGGAAAAAGAATTGAATCACGAAACTGAGGTTGTGCTTGGATTTGATGGATCTTTCTCTGGAGATGCTTCCGTGATCGTTGGGGTGACTATTGAAGAACAACCACATGTTTTTCTTGTTAAGGCTTGGGAGAAACAACCAGAGGACACAGATGATTGGCGCGTGGATTCTTTAGATGTTGAAAATTCAATTATTGAGGCTTGTCAAAAATACAAGGTTAGAGAAATTGCTTGTGATCCTTTCAGGTGGCAGAGAACAATGCAAGTGTTACAAGATCTTGGTTTGCCTGTTGTTGAGTGGCCATCTACATCTGCGGCAAGAATGATTCCTGCTTGCGCCAAATTTTATGATGCTGTTGCTGGAGAAAAATTAAATCATGACGGCAACCCTTTAATTGCGCGTCATATATCAAATGCTGTTGTGAAAACAGATAGACTTGGACCACGAATCGTCAAAGAACACAGAGGATCTCCACGAAAAATAGATGCCGCAGTTGCTAGTATTATTGCATTTGACAGGGCAACTGTTTCTCGTATAGATACAGAACCTCTTGTTCCAGAATTTTTTTATTAGGAGAAATGTTGACTTCATCAATCATTCAAGTAATTGGTTTAACAGTTTTGTCTTTAGGATTTGGACTAATTTATCTGCCAGCAGGTATCATAGTTATTGGTGCATCATTAGTGGTTTTAGGTATTGCGATTGAGAGAAGCAAATAATGTTAAACAACCTGTTTAATTTAGGGGAACAAAGGGCAATAAGTTTTCAATCCATTTGGGGTGCAGGTGACTCTTTTGCTTTTACAACAGAATCTGGCGCTAACATTGACCAAAATACTTCAATGCGTATCAGCGCATTTTACAGTTGTGTTCTTTTAATCTCTGACACAATTTCAACTTTGCCTGTTGATTCTTTTGTTCGCAGAGACGGCAACCGTGTTCCCTATCGACCAAGACCAGCGTGGATACAAAAACCTGACATTGATTTACTAAGAAGCGAACACTATCAACAAGTGTTGGTGTCTTTACTTTTAGATGGCAACGCATATGTTCGTATTTTTAGAGATGGTCGTGGAGATGTAGCAAACCTTGTTTGTTTAGATCCGACAAGAATTCAAGTGAAAAGAAATCCTGCTACAAAAAAAATCGAATACATAATTGACAACTATGACTCTGGAGTTGTTCCAGCCTCAGAAATGTTACACATAACAGAAATCAGAAAACCACAAGCACTAACAGGTTTAAGTCGAGTCACTGAACTGAAAGATAACTTAGGACTTGCATCAGCATTACAATCTTTTGCCGCCAGATTCTTTGGTCAAGGCGCAACAACAAATGGTGTCATTGAGTATCCAGGAAAATTAACTTTAGAACAAGCCAAAAATCTACAAACAGGATTTGATAACGCACACAAAGGATTTAAGAAAGCACACAAAACAGGAATCCTTGACTCAGGTGCAAAATATGTTAAAACAGGTGTAAATCCTGACGAAGCACAAATGCTTGAATCACAAAAATTTGCTATCGAACAAGTGGCGAGAATGTTCAGAATTCCACCACACATGATAGGTATTACTACTGCTGGAGCCATGTCATATGCAAGCGTTGAACAAAACAATATTAACTTTGTTGTTCACACTCTCAGACCATACATCTCTAAACTTGAAGATGCCTATTCAACATTGTTACCAAATGAAGCCTTTATGAAATTCAATGTTGATGGTTTATTGCGTGGAGATTACACAACCAGAATTCAAGGTTATTCCATTGGATTACAAAGTGGCTTCTATTCTGTAAATGATGTACGCAGATTTGAGGATCTACGCCCTGTTGACAACGGTGACAGTAATCGCGTGCCTTTGGCTAACATCAATCTCACATCAACAGATGTCGTTGAACAAGATAAAAAAGTTGCTATGGCCACAAGACTTGTTGCTGTTGGTTTTGATCCTGCTAGCGTTTTGTCAGCACTTGGATTACCAAAGATGTCACATACAGGAGTTCCACCTACGGCACTACAACCTGTTGTTGGTTTAGATCCTTTAGACCCAACTTCTGTTTATGAGGTTAAATAATGCCGTTAACAAGTGGTGTGGTTTCAATTGGAACAGCAGCAACATTAATTGATGGAACTGCTTCATCAAATCCAATGCATTTACATATTCATAATAATGACAACTCTGATGCTGTTTATATTGGTGGCCCAGATGTGACCACTACAACAGGTTTGCAATTAGTAAAACTTGATAGCCTTGATTTAATTTTAAGACCAGGAAACACAGTTTATGGAGTATCAAATAAATCAGGTCATTCTATTTCTTTCATAAAGCAGGATTATTAATGCCATATTTTATTTCAGATGATGCTGAGGGTTGTTCTGGTTGGGCAACTATCAAAGAAGATGGTGAAGTGATTGGTTGTCACACAACTAAACAAAAAGCAATTGACCAAATGGTTGCAGTATCTATTGCTGAAAAAATTGAGCCAGGTGGAGAAAGACTGAAACACACTAAAAAGAAAAAAATGATGTATCGCGTTTTGCCTGATAATTACAGACCATCTCTTAGTGAAGATGTTCCAGAGGGTCGTGCTTGTGGCAATTGTATTTTTTACAAAGAAGATGATGTTAAAGAATTTGCTGATGGTGAACTTCGTGCTTGGTGTGAAAAGTGGGATGACTATGTGAATGGCGCCTATTACTGTAATGCTTGGCAACCATCTGACGAAGATCTTGATGATGAAGAAGATGATGAAGAAGAATTAGAAGATGATATGGATGAAGAAAGAGCGCCTGCACCTAAAAAAGAACAGATCAAAGGTTCAGATAAAAATAAAGCAGGAAGCGCCAAAGGTGCTGGTGGAAAAATAACTTTTGATGAAAAAACTGAAACAGGTTTAAGAAACAAAGTCAAAGAACACAACGAAGATATGGCATCAAAAAATAAACCCGACTGGACACGCACAACTCTTGGACAATTAAAGTCAGTTTACAGACGAGGCGCTGGAGCATATTCAACTTCTTTTAGACCAGGAATGACTCGTGGTGGTTGGGCTATGGCCAGAGTCAATGCATTTTTATATTTGTTGAGAAATGGTAGAGCAAAAAATCCAAACTATGTGCAAGACAACGATCTATTACCAAAAAATCACCCTAAATCTACAAGAGATTTTTCTTTTGATAACACAAGAGCAATCAATCAAGATCCCCCAGAGTATATGAGAAATGCCGCAAAGCGTGGACTTGAACTCAACGCTGATGGTCGAGGTGGTGGTGGCTTAACAGATAAAACTATTCGTGAAGCAAGACTTATGGCAGATGGTCAAGTTTCAGATGATAAATGGATTCGTATTGCCGCATGGATTGCTAGACATTTAGTTGATTTAGACGCACCACAAAATTCTAATCGTGAAGACAAAGGTTATCCAGGAGCAGGTTTAGTTGCTCATTTGCTTTGGGGATCTGGTCCAACTAAATCTGATGCAATTAGAACAATGAATTATGCAAAAAGTGTAGTTGAAAGAATTAGAGAAGAACAGTCAAAGCGATGGTCAAGTGTTAATATATTATTGAGCAAAGAACAGGAATCAAATATGAAAACAAAAGTTGAACGCAGAGTCAAAAATGATGTTGATTTTGAGTTAAGAATTGAAAATGGACAATCAGATGGTATGCGTTTTGCTGGATATGCCGCAGTTTTCAATAGTGATTCTCAACCACTTCCTTTTACTGAAAGAATATTGCCAGGGGCTTTCAAGAAATCATTGAAATCTCGTAATGAAATTAAACTTTTTATGAATCACAATATGGATAAAGTTCTTGGATCCACACGCGCTAAAACATTAAAACTAACTGAAGACTCAAAAGGACTGTTAGCAGAAGCAATTTTGCCTGATACAACAGATGGTCGCGATTTGTCTGTGTTGATGCAAAGAGGTGATGTGAACTCAATGTCTTTTGGTTTTAGTGTTCCTCAAGGTGGAGATATTTGGTCAGGGGATGGACAAACAAGAGAATTAAAAGAAGTGCGTTTGCACGAGGTTTCAATTGTTACAGGTTTTCCAGCCTACCAATCAACAACTGCAACAGTTAGATCTTTAGATGTATTGGCTGACCTTGTGCATTTAGATCCAAATATGGTTTCAGAAGCAATTTCTAAACTTGAAGAGGGATTGGAACTGAATCATTTTGAAGCCGATCTTGTTATTGAAATTGTTTCTAAGTTAAGAGAAGAAACAAGAACTGATGAAGATGATGACAATATTTCAATAGTGGATAAAGTGGTTCAAGAGGAACTTGCCTCACTAGAAATCAAAAGAAAACATCTTGATCTTTTATTTAAGGCATCTCAATGAACAAGGATCAGATCAGGAAAGCCATTTTAGAAGCAACAGGACATCCTCACTCTGG